ATTGCTCCTTGATATTCTGTAGAGTTTGGATTTCTTCTATGCTCTCTTGCATCTTGCATTGATTTAGTTAAACTAGAGGGATTACCAGAGATTACATGAGGTTTTTTATTTCCACCAACTAGAATTAATGTATCCGGTTCATATCCAAGAATTTGACTATCGACATCTATTAATTTTGGTACACTTAAATCTCCCCCCATAGATGCCTTGCCTCCTTTAACTTCAACATCACTAACAACTGGTTTTCCATCTGCTCCCGGTATTATAATTCTGCTATCGGGTCTTATTTCCCCCGCTGGTCCTCCTGTATTACCAAACATATCCGTCCATTTGGTTCTACTATTTTCATTTGCTGGTTTATTCGATATATTTCCAAACGCTTCAACAAACTTATCTAATCCTTCTTGTGCTCCATGAACAACACTTAACGATTTAATACCGTGCATAATTCTAGTAGTATATTCTTCTGGAGCACCCTTTCCAGTGTCCCCTCTAAGCATACCTAACATAGTACTAAAAATAGCACCAACAGATTCTCTATGATCTTTTTGTTCAATTAAAAATTTTACCAGTTTAAGCCTATGGTCCATACCTTATTTAGTAAGATCGACTAATTCACATGCCCCAGCCGTGCAGCTAAAAGACTGGGTTCCTGTGGTGTTATCTTCCTTCTCATACTTGGACAATTCACTCCAATCGACATCCTTTGGAAGCTTGGCAAGCATGGTTTCATACTGCTCTCTGGTGCAGTCTTCGTAAGGAGCCTGACGATAGGTGTGGTCTGAGTGTGGAAGGAAAGAAATACCGCTGATCTCATCGAAGTGCTTATAGACCCAGGCTCCAACTTCCATCCACTCTTCGTCACGAACAGTAATGGTAACGCTTGGCTTGTGTTCGCACCAGTATTGCTGATAGGTGAGCCAAAGTTCCAACTGCTCAAGAGCAGTCATGTCATTACGAGTGATGCAATGCTCAGGAGCTTTCGTGGGGAATGAGAAGACCATGGTGTGGTTTGGCTTCATGACGCATGGTTCAGCCGGGAATCCCTTGTCAATCATAAACTGGCAGATTGGATCCTTACAGTCAACACGAACACGACGAATATAATAGCTAGCGTGACGAGCATGAATACCCGAAGCAGCATCTACCAGTTGGCTAACCGTACCGCTTGGCTTGACGCAAGTAATTGCCGCCGATTGATTGATCTTGAGCTTATGTGCAAATTCCTTGTTGGTATCTACAGCAACATGGCGTAGATGCTCAAGTAGATCGGGTAGATCACCAGCACGACCATTGGTTATTTCATTATCCATGATACCAGTTAAAGATACACCAAGCAGACGCTCTTCTTCACAGTTCTTCTGCCAATCGCTTGAAAGGTAGCGGAACTTTGTAAGAGTTGATTGGAATGTACCAAGAATGGTTGCAAGACGAACCTTACGAGCAAGAGTATCTGGAGTATCGTCGGCACGAACAACGACTTCAGATAGATTGCAGAACTCACGATCACGCAAAATAATTTCTGAGCATGGATTGGTTCCGAAGTCATAGTTTGGATTACGACGATCACCAAGACGCTTGGTTTGATTCTTTGCGGCCTGACGATTGAAGATACCACGCTCACCACTCTTACTCTTGACTAAAGAAATCCATTCTTCCATGAAAGTTTCTATGTCTGGCTTGCTCTTATATGACGCGGAGTTGTTTGCAAGTGCGCGTTGACTATTGTTCTCCCACCATGCCCCACTCTTTGCATTACGCATACGATCATCATCAAGAGATGATAGAGAGATGAGAGCAGACCGCCGAACGCCGCCGACAACTACGATTTCAGCAATTTTGCATACGATATCATGGCATTCGACCGTAGTGAGTTTTCTACCAGCCGCTTTGCGGAAGGTTTCAATGGTAAATCGGAAAAGGTCTTCCAGAGGTTCAGGTCCTGATGCTCGTCCACCAAAGGTTTTAAGTCTCGCCCCAGCAGGACGAATTTTTGAAATGTCCCATCGCGGTATCTGACCACCAATGAGTAGCGAGAAGAGTTCCTTGTAAGCCTTGGCCCAACCAATCTTAGAGTCCTCCACAACAATGAGTGTATCGCTATCAGTAAATTCTTCAGCAATAGTAGGAAGTTTTTCAACGAAATCCCTTTCGACGGAGAATCCAACACCTGTACCGCACATTAAGATGTATAGAATCTCATCAAACGAGCGAACCTTGCTCGTAGAAACATAAGAGCAGTTATACCCTGCTACATGGTCGCGCTCCAATGCCTCGCCTGCGGTCATGAGGCAGCGCATAGACGGCATCACTTCCAAATTCAGAACAGCCGCTTCAAGTTCTTTGCGTAGATCCTTAGATAACTTGTAATTGCAAGTTTCCTTAAGATGGGTTTCGAAAAAGTCAAAGTAACGAGCAACAGTTTCATTCCACGACTCCCTTCGTGTTTCATCGTTAATCCAACGAGCATAACGAGAAGAGTGAATAAAACTCTGATAGGGAGTTGGTAGTGACATATGAAAATCCTTAAAGTTATGGCATTCTAACCGGGGTAAATATTTAGTCAATATTTACTTGGTAAGTTCGGCCCAGCAGACTGGGAAATAGGGCTGAATTAGGCCACCCATGGCATCTGCATATTCCCGAACTTCCCATTGAGCATGGGGGTCGATTCTTTGCTTAAAAACACGGGCATAAGCGGCTAAAGATCCCGTCCAGTACCATTCGGTATATGCACCCTGGGGCAACACAAAACGAGCCTGTTCTGGGGCTATACCAGCCTCTAGGAGCCAGTTGTAGGTCTTTAGGGCATCGCTAGCCACCCCAAAGTACATGGCCTCAGCGGCCTCTAGCGTGGCTGCATTGGTAAGGAAGTCTTCTGACCCCTGCTTGGCCCCATTTGTTGGCTTAGAACGCCACATTGGAATGTAAATTTCTGGTTCTTCTGTAACATACCGACGAGAAATTTCGTTTTCAACAAATCCAACCTTATGCTTAAAAAGTTGGGTTCGAATCGAAATGGGAGCCTTGATATGGAGCATGATCTGGGGATGGGCAAATGGAGTCCAATGCTTGTGCTTGGCCAGATACGAAATAAGCTTCTTATCCTTATCCTGGAGTGTCTTACCAGTGATTGATCCTGTCCAGTGCTGTTCTCCGTCCCAAGAAGATTCCTTGTGAAACGAGACTCTAGCAGCATTTACTACAGTTAGATCAGAACCCATCACTTCGATAAGTCGAACGAACCCCTTATCCAGTACATTTAGTTTTTCCATTTCATAAACCTTAATTTTGCTTCAAGCCCAGAATGAGTATTAGAGCGTATCATAGCCATCGGATCACCAAACGCAAGAACATAGTCGTTAATATCCTTGACCTTAACATCTGGCCAAATAAGAATCTTATGGCCCTTCTCAATAACCGTTTCCATGAAGCCACAAATCTGCTTGTTGCGTTTCTCATTATCAAAGACATAGATCACCTCGCTGTTTGCGATCTTCTCAGGAAGCTTCATGTCCCCAGCAGCACCCACCATGGCAAGAGCGTTAGGTAGGAAGATGCTGTCGATTGGTCCTTCTGTGATATAAATTGGCTCTTTTGAATTTACTCTCCAGAGTCCATACCATAGTTTCTCCACAGAATCCTTCTTGAGAGTAATATATCGGATCTTGGAATCTGCCTCAAGCGAGCGACCCTGGACTCCGATGAGTTGTTTCTCGTCATCATAGAATGGGATGACCAGTCTTGGTTCTCGCTTGAGTTCGTAGTCACTGCTAAGGCCCTTCGCAACTTCGGAGAAATCTTCGGCGTAATAAAAGTAGCAGAACGATTCGTCAGGGATCTTTCTCTTCTCAAGATATTTGACGATTGGATGTGCAAAATCAAGGTCACAAACATTGACGCAATTCTTAGGCACTTCGAATGTAGTGATCTTCTTAGTCGGCACAAAGAGATCTTCCTGCTTTGGTTTTTTATAATTTGATCTTCCATTTTCACCACTTGTAAATCGTTTGAAAGCATACTCCTTGGCAAGCAACGGATTGATTGCTTCAAGGAAGTTGTACATGTTTGTTCCATGGCCGCAGTTGTGGCAACGGAAAAAGAAATCATTGCCCTTTTGGTAGAAATACCCACGGGCAATGTTCTTACGCTTCTTGGAGTCTCCGCAGAACGGACATCGACAGTTGGCAAGATTATCCTTCTTCCACTTGAACTTCTTCAAGTGTTCTGAAGCAATGTTGATAAACACCTTGTCGATGTATGCGCTCATATAGTCCAATCACTCACTTTGACTAACTTAGGAATCTCACGCGGAGCATAACCTTGTCCGTATCCATCAGGATTGTTCTGATTGGAATCGGCCAAGCCATCTTGCTCATCTCGCTTGACATCATACAGCTTCATCTTGGATCGGTCAATACCAACCACAAACTTTTTATTCACTATTGCGCTGTTGTAGCGATTCTTTAGCTGCTTAACTAGAATCTGCCCAGTCTGCTCTAGATCTTCTGTGCTGATAAGAGCAACAAAGAAATCTGCTGTGGCAGGAAGACCGAATGATTCTGAGGTATCCTCTAGACCGAAATCGCTGTTTGCAAATCCAGTTCTATTGACCTGAGTGGCAGAGAAGATTGGTACATTGTATTCTACAGCCAGACCACGAAGTTCCTCTGCAACAGACTTGATGTAGAAGTAACTGTTTGTGTTTGCATTATGCTTAATTCTTGCCGACGCACAGATGTTGATATAGTCAACAAAAATAACATCGGGAGTGAACCGCTTCTTGATCTTCAGTTCATCCAGAAGATGCTTGAAGTTGGCAACTGATGCACTGGCTGTTGGATATTCCTTGATGATCAACTTGCCATGAACCTTGTTCTTCAGGTGTTCCATCTTCTTGTCGTATAACATTTTTGGTAGTTCCTTTAGACTATCCAAGGTAATGTCAAGAAGGTTGGCATCGATTCGTTCTGCAATTCTTTCTTCTGCCATTTCACAAGTAATGTACAGAACATTCAGGTTCTGAACAAGACAATTGGCAGCATGATGGCAAAGGAATAGAGACTTACCTACGCCAGTTCCCGCCATGATGATATTGAGAGTCTTTGATGGTACTCCCCCACCAGTGATGGCGTTGAAAAACTCAAGATCAAATGGGATGCGCTTTTCTATCTGATGATAAAACGCAAAGCGACTGTCAGCATCATCAATATAGTCGTGACCAATGTGGTTGTCAAATGACACAGACAGAGCATTAGAAAGAATACTTGGGATTGCATTCTTTGTGTGTGTCTTTGATTTTCCGTCGAGAATATGAATAGAATCCATAATAGCATTGTAGACTGCCTTATCCTTTACATGGTTCTCAGTCTGTTCAATAAGCCATATAAGATCAGTTTGCTCTGGGTTGGAATACAAAGCCTCAACACACTTGGAGCATTCTGCAAACTCGTCTTCTGAAACAAGATCAAGCTTACCAAGACTAATATCAAGAGCCTCCCTTGTGGGAAGGCTGTTGTACTTCGTGATAAATTCTGAAACCAGAGTGAAGATCTTCTTGTTTACATTATTGCTGAAATATTCTTCTTTTAGAAATGGATGTACTTTACGAACATATTGCTCATTCGTCGCCAGATTCTTCAATATAACTGATTCCATCATGTTCAATTACCTCTCCATCAAAGTCATCACCGATCATGCTGTTCTGTTCTTCTAGAAACTGAACTAGAAGATTGCCAACAACATTGTTGAATTCTTCCTTTTCAGATTCAAGGATTGTACCCTTAACTACTTCATAGTCAAAGTTTAAAACAAGATTATTATCCTTTTCTTCTAGCTTTACAATCCCGTATTGAATTGCAATGTTCTGAAATCTACCTTCAGCAATTTCAATATGAGCATTTCCATCCCCATCGTTTTCGATAATATTATACTTCATATTCCTCTGCTCTTTCTTTTGCTTCTTCGATTGACATGTCTTCAATGAAGCAAGGAGTTCCAGAGCCAACCCAGGCTCCGATGATATTGAACTCAAAGTATTCCTGTGCCTCATAAAATGTCATACCATCTGCCATCAAATTATCAATGATCTTCTTTTGGCTGTATGCTGCGATTGGTTCGTTTTGACCAAATCTCCACATGAAACCAATGAAGGCATTATCATGACCATCACAAAAAAGTATATTGTTCATAGTTACCTCAGATAATATTAAATTCGAACTTAGGATTCTGCAACTTATCTAGCCAGTGATCGACCATCTCTGCCATCATATCTTCGAAGGTAATGGTCGGTTCCCATCCCATTTCCTTTCTTGCCTTTGTAGCATCGCCACGAAGATAGTGAAGTTCTTCTGGTCGCTCATACTTCTTATCCGTCTTCACATACATTCTGTAATCCATACCAAGATACTCAAAGACATATTCAACCATATCTTCTACAGAGTATGAATGACCAGTAGCAAGAACATAATCATCTGGCTTTGGCATCTGAAGCATGTTCCACATACCGCGAACATAATCCTTGGCATGTCCCCAGTCGCGCTTGGCTTTTAGATTTCCTAGAACTAGGTTGTTTGCCATTCCAAGCTTGATCTTGGCTGCTTGTAGTGCTACCTTATTCGTTACAAAGTTGATACCTCTACGAGGAGATTCGTGATTGAACAAAATTCCAGAGCAAATAAACATACCATATGAGTTTCTGTAGTTGTGGCATAGGTTGTGAGCGTAAAGCTTGGCACAACCGTATGGACTAACAGGGGTCATAGGCGTTGTTTCTCTTTGGTACTTGTCATCGTCACAAGAGTTACCAAACATCTCAGAGGTAGCAGCATGATACACCTTTGAGCGTGGTGAGAATCTACGAACAGCCTCAAGGACTGCAAGCGTACCACCACCATTCACATCCAAGGTATACTTGGGAAGATCGAATGAAACTTGAACATGGGACTGTGCAGCCAGATGGTAAACTTCATCTGGTTGCAGCTTCTGAATGTTCGTTTCGATGCTGATTGGATCTGTCAAGTCTGCATAATGCAACTTGATCTTTCCATCAACCCATAGATGGTCGATACGAGTAGTCTGTGATTCTGGAACAGAGTTTCTTCGAACGGTTCCATGAACTTCATATCCCTTTCCTACAAGTAGTTCTGCGAGATATGATGCGTCTTGGCCGTTGGCCCCAATGATTAGTGCTTTCTTAACCATACTTAAAATCCTCCTGAACTCGCTCATCAATTTGCTTCAGAATCTCCTGAGTGAAATACTTCTCAGGTTCTTCGTTGATATGCTTCTCAAACGCCTTAGTACCATCAGGAAGTTCAATCTTGGTAGAGTTCTTCTTGAAGATACCGTAATCCAAGGCAAGGTCAACAAGACCGTAGTAACGGTTCAAACCGCTATCGAAATTCAGTTGAACCTGAACGATCTTGTTCTCCTTGGTTAGTCGGCTCTTGTAAAGTTTGCAAGTAATTAGATTACCTACAACTTCATCATCCTGCTTGTCCTTCTTCTTGGACAATGTTACGATAGTAGAAGCCGCATATTTTAGACCAGATCCACCACCAAGTTCCTTAGTTGGAACATAAGCTCCTACTACATCGTAGGTGTGGTTTGTCATAATCATGGGAATCTTGGCCTTGCCAAGCTTCAGCGTAAGAACGCGGAAAGTTCCCTTGATTACTTGTGCGCGGGTCATGTCGCGGACATTCTTGCCCTCAGCGACATCGTTCATTTCCTTTGAAGTGCTCAACATGCCCAGAGAGTCAAGAACAATCATCATTGGTTTGCGTTCAGATTCATCTGTTGCAAGAACCTTGTCAACGATTGTCAAGCACTGATGGCGGAACTCTTCGACTGTCTCTACAGGGAACACGGCAACCCGCTTGGGATCTACCCCACGCTCAGTAAACATGTCACTGGTTACTGCCTGTTCCGTATCGAAGTAAAGAACGATACCTTCTGGATTCGCTGCCAGAAATTGTGCAACAACACCAATGCTGAAGTAAGTCTTACCAGTAGCAGATTCACCAGCCAGACAGGTAATTTTGTTACTAGGTAGACCATCAAATAGACTACCAGACAACAGAGCATTAAAAGTATAAGACCCAGTATCAATATAACCGCAAACATCAGATCCATCAAGTCCATCCTCGACTTTACTTGCGAATTTGTTTCCTGAGACATTAATTATTTCCTTCAAAAAATCCATTACTTATTCTCCTTGATATCATAATAGTAACTATCGTCATGTCCTTCAATGATCCAGCGATCACTTTCTCCTTCGCATCTCCAACTCTTGTTGTCAACCTTGAAATCCGGGTTTGTAGGGAAAGGTTTAGTTACAAAGGACATATTCTTCCAATAGACTCTATTATTTGGTTGTAGGGTATAGTTGCCATTGTCCAAAGCAATCATATGAAGACATTTATACTGAGATGGTTCATCGGAATAAGAATTCCTATACCAATCAAATGTCATAACATATTCTCCCCAATGCTCTGACTTATCTTTGAGAATAACCTTTGCTCTTGTATCAAACAAAGCATCATACTCTACAACAGAAACATTTTCATGAAAGCAATCCCATAGCTGTAGATAATCAAGAGGCATTGGTGGTGCATCTTGTTTCCAGCATAACATATGAATTGGAACTCTACTTCTTACCAAACCATAATCAGTCATGACATGGAAAGTCATGGCACTTCCTGAGCATGATTGGATTCCAAATACCATTACCTTATCGAATTCACCAATATGGTCTTGGTGTTGGTACATATGTTCTTTGCGAAGAAAGCAATAAAATTGATTGATGTTTAGATTATGCAAATAGTGACTCCAATGTATTTCGTTCTTCCGTTTGCCATCCAATAGCACTTACAATGTTATTGAGCGGATCTAGGAATGCCTTTTCAAACTGCGTATCATAATCGATGTAATTCTTTAAGTCAAACTCTTTCGGCAAAGAAGTCATGAACGAAATTACACACTCCTTGCCTGTGATTCCGCCAACTGGGTTGGGAGACTTAAGATATAAGAACTTAATTTTGTCGGCATCACGAATCGACTGATACTTCTTTTCAAGATCATACTTCTTAATATAGTAGTTGAAGAGTAGTGCTCCCTTGACCGCGATTGGAGTACCCTTCTTATAGATGGTAAACGAATCTGCATAGTCCTTGACTCCGTTGACCGAACGAGGGAATGCAACATCCTCTGGAGCAAGCTTACGGAACTTCTTTCGAAAGCTTTCTATGTAATTGATAAGAGTAGGATTGTCCTTGGTCAAAATGATGTCAATACACTTCTTCAACTCCTCTCGCACAATCTGTGGAGTGGATGATCGGGATGTTTCGATTCCCATGATCTTGGTCTTTGGCTTGGTGTAGCGAACACCTTCTGAGTCATGAACCAGGAGCATGTATCTCTTCTTGGCTGTCCAGATACCCTTTGATGCAATTGATTCGCGCTTCATGAACATCTTGTTGGCATATGCATTCATGAAATCAGCAAGTTCGTCATAGGACTTCGTGATGTATGGTTCAATAATCTCCTTGCAGCACTTGTCAAGATAAGTAACTATTTCTTCAGTTGACTTACCCTTTGCCAAAGTGTTTACCAGTGGACCCATGTTGATGTAGATTGAATCTGTATCGCTAGCAACAACATAATCATGATTCGTCTTGAGCATCTTGTTCAAGAACTCGTTTATCTTGTTTTCAATCCAGCGAATAGAAAGCTGACCAGAGAGTGTAATCGCTTCGGCAATCTCTTCATCGTAATAGCGGAAGTATTCATTTCCAATCGCACCGTAAGCGGAGTTTAGCTGAATCTTACGGGCCATTTGGAAGTTGTTGAACTTGGCAACCTGTAGTTCCAGTTCTTCTCGCTCTGGACTTGGCTCTGGACCAAGCTTCTCAAGCTTCTTCTGGCATTCAATCATCTGCTTCTTGTACTGGCTTCGTTCCATGTACATCTTCTCCATGAGTCGAGGAAGAAAGCCTTGGCTGTTTCTAGTGAAACCAACCCCGTTTGCGGCAACAGAGATATCATATTTCTTTGCTTGCTCTAAGTATTTAATAGCATTAGCATTCTTTTCCAAAACATCCATAGGCTTTAGACCGTTGCGAACGAACAGAAAAGAGCGGTCTGTCTTTGTCTCTGGAGACAAATTGTACTGCATGATGAGGTGAGGGTAAAGGCTGTTCAAGTCGAAGGAAACAATCCAGTCATTCATACCTAGAATAGGTTCCTTGACATATGCACCTTCGTACTGCTGCTCCTTGAGTGCAGACTTCTTTGGGGGAATCACGATCTTGTCTTTCAGTAGTTCGTTGTAGATAATCGTGTCCCAAGTACGAACCTGACTGAATACATCGTCGTAGTTCACCTTGGCGGAATATGCAACAGCAAGAACTAGTTCAATCAACTTCATCTTGCGTTCAAGTTTATATACTAGCTCGACATCATGGAAGTTATACTGAACAAACTTGTTGAAGTCGTTCTTATAGAACTCCTTGAGATTGTCGTGCTCGTCATAGGACAATTTACGCTCACCTAGTTCTACTGAAGCGATGTAATCAAGTCGATACGACTCTTGCTTGCTGTAAGTAAACTTTTGATATAGTTCATAATAATCTAAAGTGCATATACCAACTAACTCATAGCATTTCTGATAGCCCCGGCTGGTTTGAATTGTCTTCTCGTAAATTCGTTCAAATGGAGAAAGCTTCAGTACCACATCAGAACCAAGAACTCTTACGATGCGATTATAGAGATATGGAATATCGAAGAATCGAACATTCCATCCCGTGATGATATCTGGAGCATGAGATTCCCAGAACAATAAAAATTCTTCTAGCAGCTGCTTTTCGTTGTCATACTTCTGGCAACGAACATTCGGGGCATCTATGTTGAACTCGCCCAGACCAAACACATATGATCGATCATTGATTCGAACAGTAATTGCAATCACTTGCTCAGAAGGATTGCTGATCTGAGGAAACCCATCCTCACAGGTAGTTTCAATGTCAATATAAGCAATTACTATTTTACGAATATCGTATGAAAGATCTTGAGGAAATTCCGATGAGATAAACTGATAAACAAAGTCGGTCTGCCCATAGATTTCGAACCCAACGACATTCTTGTACTTGTCGATGAACTCACGGCATTCATACATGTTACCCGGCTTCACTGGTTCTAGACGAACACCATTGAGAGTTCTCCACTCAGTCTTGTTCTTGGTTGGAATAAACAAAGTTGGGTCAAAGGGGATTGCCCTTTGAACCCGAACTCCGTTCTCCACCCCTCTGTAGAGGATCTTAGATCCGTGGCTCTCGACACATGTATAAAATGACATGCTTGGATTATAGCCACACCTCTTTGTAAATCAAGCTTTATCTTTAGACTTTACATAAGCCGAAAATAGAACGCAATAGTTCATGATGTCTAGTATCGCGTCCTGATAACCTTCGTTATCGACTACTAGCTTTCCTGCACTCGCAAAGGTGCTCAGACGAGATACCTTATCTGTGATTCGCACCAAAAATCCCTGTTCTGTGCTACAAATACCCATTGCTTCACAGCGTTCAAAATTTGCAAATGGTTGTTCGCCACTATTACCAGCATAATCATGATTTTTTTTCTTCATTATACTAAGAGCAGTTTTCGTAAGCTCTTCGTGATGCTTAAAAAGTTCTTCTCTGTTCATTCGCCTGTGCTCCCGAAGCCACCGCTTCTATCTGTCTTTTTAATTGGTCTTTCTAAAATATCATTAAAAACAAAATACTCAGCACGAACAAGTTCTATTTGAACAACTCGCTCTTGATGACCGATATCATACGAAATATTGCTTGTATTGATCAACGGAATCATTAGTTCTTCCACATAGTCGGAATCGATTACCCCTTCGCAGTTGACTAGGGATAGACCTTTCTTAATCGCAAGACCAGAACGGGGGTGCATACGCACTGAGAAGTGCTTTGGAATATCCAGAATGATTCCTGTGGGTACTAGGATTCTTTCCCTGGGTCCAATGCGAACGGATACTGTGTTCTCATCAGTCTTAAAGATACTCTTATTGTTGTACCTATCGTAGACTGAGATTTCTTTGCCTTTAATGAAAGCAAACACATCAACACAGGCTGAATTTGCTGTAGCAAACGCCGGGGTCGTTGCCGTAGGATGTAACTTAAAAATTCCTATTGATTCCATAGCACAAGTTTACACTAAATTATTTTGAAAGTCAAGCACTCAAATGTGAATTTTATTAAAGACCCAAGCTTTCTGCTAAAAACAATAAACCAACAATTAATCCCGCTTCACATAACAAATAGACAAAGCAGCGCAAATACCCCCACGACACATCTTGCACTGGCTCTCGGCTCATCGGTGGATTACAACAAAATACTCTTCTCTATCGTAGTTGTCGTTTTCTATGATTTCGTATTTTGTTACTTTCAAATCTGTCAATAGGTTTACTACATCTTGCTTGGTGTAGTATAGAAAACGATTTGCCTCAATCACCACGGGATGATTTATCTCTTTTTTCATAACTGTAAATAGCAAATACTTTTTACTTGCTTGTATAGACTCTTGTAAAAGCGAGACAAGAGTTTGTTTATTCTTTTCGTTATCGTAATCTAAATTGTAAGTTACGGTTCCGAATAAACACACCAAATCGTATACTTTGTTTTTTGGTATTTGTGTGTATGTTTGGCAGTTACACAGCGCAAGTGCTTGAGGTCTTATATCCACGGCTTCATAACTCGGCACAAGCCATAAATAATCGGTTTCAATATTATTCTCTTTTAACCAGTCAAGAAGAAAACAAGCACCACTGCCAACATCCAAGACCGAATTAAAATCAAACAGTTTCAGAATTTCAAATCGTTGATACGCCAAAGGCTTGCCGTAACCATTTTCAGCTGGCTTTGTGTAAACTGTTTCAAGCGTATATGGATTATGCTGAGTCGGTGACATGGTAAGAATTAGACCCAGTGCAGTATACGGTTACACTGGCGGGGGCCGTAATAGAGCCAACATTTTCGTTTGATATGGTTCCTGAAGATGACGAGAAAGCAAGAGTACCATTCTTTACCAGTATTTTGAAATGAACCCCTGTGCTTAATCCGTCTATAGTACAAGTTAGAGTTGCTTTTGCGCTGGCAGGATTAGATATGAAAATCTTTCCGTCATCGGCATCTGTTACTGACCAAGATGCTGTCTTTGTTTCAAATAGAGCAGATGTAAAACGAGCAAGACGAGTTGACTGAATGGGTCCGCTGAATGTACCGCCGCTTGCAGATATGCCTGCACTGAAACTTTGCAAAGCACTAAAGGTCTGTGCCACATTCGTAAATGCAACATTCGTAATCGCACCAGTGTTTCCATTGATGGAAACTGGAGTTGCCCACGACAGAGTACTGCTAAGATTACCATCAGTTGTCAGAACTTGCCCTGCGCCTCCCACACTGGTGGGGAAGGTATAATTCTCCGATCCGTAATTAAAAGCGATCTGCTGATTGGAGTCGTCTACAATAATGTAAGTGAGGTTGCCATTACCACTAGAATCTCCAATATAGATTGAACCGCCGTTTTCTTGGTAAATCTGTAGTTCACTGTTTCCACTTGACACGATTCGACTCGCGCCGCTGCCCGTGTCAATTAAACTCAAATACCGCGAGGAGTGGTTTCGTATATCCAATTGAGCGGAACCACCATCAGTACCCACTCGCACATTTCCTGCAAATGTTCCACCCGCAGTAGTAATTATTCCACCGCTGATTCCAACAACACCAGAACCAGCAGCAAGAGTCAAACCACTAGTACCTCCAGTTTGAATTAAACCAGCAGTTCTTCCGTGCTCAAGACGCATAAAATCATTTGCACTTGCATTTCCTGCTGCGTAAATGTAAAGATTTGGATTTGAGTGTGCTATTCCCGGACTTCTATTTACTGCTGAAAAATCATAAAGATCTACAAGTGCTACCGCCCCGCTGTTGGCAGATCCATCACAATATGCAATTATTTGCATGGTATCCAAACCCGTTGCCGTGGTTGCTATAGAATATTTTTGAGCAGAATCAAAAGAGAATTTAGTATCTATTGCTGTGGTAATTGGACCATTAAATAAAAATCCTCTGTTAGAAACATTTCTCGTATTATCCGAAGAACGAACTGTACCTATCTGGACACCATATCCCCAGCTAGTAAAATCCATGTACATACCATAATTTGATGCAGAATTTCCGGTATTCACATCCGGCATAAAATCCATGAATCCATTAGTGCTATTACGAATAAACTCACTATTCTGAAGAACTATATTTCCGCTGAATGTACCGCCGCTTGCAGATATGCCTGCACTGAAACTTTGCAAACCAGAAAAGGTCTGCGCCGTATTAGTAAATGCAACATTAGAAATCGCACCAGTGCTTCCGTTGATGGACGAAACACCTTGAACAGCTCCTGTCTTCCCATTAAATAAAGTTACAGCACTTGTTATACCAGTAGTATCAGTAGCAGAAATTACAATTGGTCCAGTACCGTTATAATTGGTAAAACTAATATTCGTCCCGGCAGTCACTCCATAGATGCTTGTATTGACCCATCCATCACCCGTATAAATGTAATGGATTCCACCATAGTCGTATATGTCACCGATTAAAGGATTGTTTGGAAAACTAATTGGCATAGGTCATATAATTGAAAATAAGGGTATTATCTGTAGAAAATTTCAGTATTTGTCGTTTTCTTTATTTTTATTTTATTTACAATGCCTTTATTCGTTAATGTTTTGGTTTTAGAAGTGGCAATTTTCTTAAATTCTTTTATTTTAACTTTCATATTAGACCGCCATCTTTATTGAGAATTTCAAATCTACCTCTTAGAATCATATCAGAAAAAGTAGATCCTTTAAGTAATTCTACAGTATAGAAATGTCTTCCGACTGGGAGATGGCTCATAATATTTGGTTGGAATTCAAAATATATTCCACCAGTCAAATTTGCATTATTTTCGTCTTTATTAATACGAATGAAACTTATACCCGAATCGTGTGAAAGACCAGTCAACCCACTTATTAAATAAGTTACACCGACAAAATCAGATTTGAATACTAAATTTTGTTCTGTAGGAAGGCTTTTAAAGATACTGAAATCTATATTTTTAAAAGTTGCAGAAATTGCTACATCATTTGCGTCGAAATATGTCAGAAGAAGATTAAAATTATTTCCTTTTATTGTTTCAAGATCTTTTTGTGGTGTCATTTTTTTACCTTATGCTTCTTCTTATTTATCTTTTTGATCTCCTTTTTATTTTGCTTTTCGATCATCTCCTGGACTCCCCTTTGATGTTGAATATGGGTAACAATCTTCTTATAGGACTCTAAATTATGATTTATTCTTGCTCTCTCCGACTCTGGAAATTTATTTTCACAAACTAACTTGTGGCAAGCTTGAAGGCCAAGATGATATTTACCTACTGAGTGTGCTACTGCACCAAGCTCATCTAAATTACCCCACTCATAGGGAATTTCTTCAACGAACAAAGTATCTTCATTTGGTCTTGGTATTTCCATAGCAAGACGAGCATAATTATATGCTGCTCTTGGTCTATTGTGCATTCTATGCAGTCTAGCAAGCTGATATAGTGGTTCTGCTCTTGTTGGACGAACCTCATACGACTTCATGAACATGTCATAAACTTCTGGCCAGGGATGTTGTAAGAAAACCTTACAAATTGCCACGCGGTAAATTGAGAAGAATACTTCCTCTTCCCATCCGCCCATTGTTGCTCTCTTTTCATATGCACCCAACGCCTTTTCCCATTGCTGAGAATCAAAATAGCTTTGAGCAAGATAGAAATGATATCTTATGTTTGTCGGATCATCGGTAATTGCCTTCTCAAGAAGTTCTGCATCTCTAGAATACTTTTCCTTTGGATCAATACCAATGTTTCTTGCGCCCTCGGTACGAGCGTCAATGGAGTAATTGCCATGAAGCTTTTCAATATTGTATGGTTTTGGTTCTGTATCTGGATATTCATGTAGAACGCCGACATATCTCCAGACTCGGTTATTCTTGAATATCTGAGTTCTCCACCAAGTGAATTCGCCTCTTCGGAATTGTAGCGTGTAGCAATCACCAGTTGGGTTTTCAGGAAACTTAAAATTCCCCTCAACGCTATCATCAGCATCAATAACCCAAGCATAATCTGCTTTGCCCTTAGCGTTCTGGAATGCCTCTGTGCGTGATCCAATCTTTCCAGCATGATCACCGAAGCCCTTCCAATCAGATTGGTAGATTTCTCCAGGAATACCCTTCTTAGCAAAGAACTCACGAATCATATCCTGTGTTCCATCAGTAGAACCAGTATCTGTGATGTCGTAGCGATCAATGTACTTATAGATTGATTCAAGGCAACGAAGAATGACATGTGTTTCATTCTTCACGATCATGCATAGTGTAATAGTAGGTTTCATGGTTATTTTTGCACGAAGATGATATCTGCTTCGTATTTTGCGTATGGGATGTAGTTTAATTCAATTAGAATATTGGTAAGAGACTCAACAGTAGCACCATATCTAGCTAGCCACGGTGGTTCCATTTCTAGGCACAATACTGGCTTGTGCTTTTTAATTGTTTCAATAGCACCCTTTACGGCTTCTTGTTCATATCCCTCAACATCAAGCATTATGGCATCACACGATTCAAGATTAAAATCGTCCAATCTTAGAACTGGTATGTGTCCAGCCTTTTTGGAAACATTGAACGCTCCATTATCCCCGTTATGATAAGTGAATTGATTTTCAAGAGAAATTAGCTTTCTATCGTTACCAAGACAGGCTTGATACTTATGAACATTTTCAAAGTCTAAATTTAGATTCAAACACAAAAAGTTGGTAGCATCTGGTTCAAAAGTATAAACATTTTTGAATATCTCACAGAAAGGAGAGACAATTATTCCACAGTTTCCTCCTGCCTGAACTAGAGTGTCGGTTTTTCCTTTACAAAGAGGAATGATGATATCCTTGTAAAGATTTTGTTTCGAAAGAACGTCGTAAGTATATTTACCAGTAACTGGCCAAAACCAATCATCAAATTTAGTAATTTTAGTTCTCAATCTATTCATATCACACAATCCTTTTCTATAGTCTTTAAGATTCCACTTTCGATACCAATCTTGGGTATCCAATTGAATACACGGAATAATTTTTCGTTTGATCCGCAAATGTATTTAGGAAAGTTTTCACGATCTAATTTTGCGTTAAATATTAATTGGCTATTATTGTTTAACTTATCTGCAATAATCTTTACTATAGACTTCGCGGTATACTCATTACCAGAGCAGATATTGAAGATTCCATTTGCGCTATTTTCTGCGATTGTAATACTTGCATCACAAAAATCATCTATGTAAATATAGTCTATTATACTAGTACAACTATTCAATTCAATAGTTTTATCTAATTTTAGTTTAGATATGGTTTTGGGTATTAGTCTTGTTTTTACATCACCTGGACCATACACATAACATGGTCGTATCCAAGACCACTCCATGCAATATTGTTCACAAAATAATTTAGAAATATTTTTGATTATATTTTTGGAAAGCCCATAATTTGAATTTGGTAATTCTGGCTGATCTTCTTTTGCTTTAGTAGATAAAATACCATATTCTGCAAAACTACCGATACCAATAAATTTAGGTTTTTTAAAACAATCTTTTGATATTTCTAATAAGCTAGTAGATAATGGAATATTTTTATTATATTGATCAATAGAATTTATATCATTATAATTATTACCACCCCACCAAGCAAAATGCATGATTGCATCTGGACAAAAATCAACTATTTCTTTTCGAAGGTTATAATAATCATAGGATCTATTTTCTCTAAAATATATTTTATCATTTAAATCTTGAATATTATTATTATTTTGAGAAATAGCAAATATTTCATGTCCTTTTTTAAGAGCAATTCTTAGAGTATTAGATCCTAAAAATCCATTAGCCCCAGTTATCAAAATTTTCATTATCTTTTAATATCTGAAATATTTACTGTTATTGGTGTTGCTGAGTGATTTGGCTTGGCATTATTTTCAACTCTATCTTGTTCATATTTCCATTTATCATCGCCTAATAATTTTTCAAGTTCTTCTTCTTTAATTTCGTAAAAATTTTCCTGACCAGGAAATATGCCTGATCTTACTTCCTCTGCGTACTTCGTAAGTGCGTCTTGGATAATTTTTCCAGCTTCACAATAACGTTTAACAAATTTTGATTTAAATTCCCAAAACAATCCAGTTAGATCGTGAAAAATAACTAATTGGCCATCAACTTCGTTTCCTCCACCAATTCCATAAACTGGAATATTCAATTCTTTAGCAATTAGTCCTGCTGGTTCTTTAGGCATTGCTTCTAAAAGAAGCGCAGAACATCCAGCTTCTTGCAGCTTTAATGCTTGTTTCAGAATAACTTCTGCCTGATCTGCTGTTTTTCCTTGGACTTTATATCCTCCCAACTTTGCTCTAGTGTGGGGAGTAAGTCCTAAATGACTCATTACCATTATTCCAGAATCTACAATTGCTTTTATGCGATCAATCATAGCACCTTCAACCTTTACCATATCACACCCAGCAACTATAAATCTACCAGCATTTTCTACTGCAATTTGATTGGATGGTTGATAAGACATGTAAGGCATATCCCCAATCAAAAAAGCATTTTGATTGCCTTTGCTAACAGCTTCACAACTACGAATCATATCATCCATAGTAACAGGAATAGTTGTTTTATATCCAAGAGTAGTCATTCCTAAAGAATCACCAATTAAAATACAATCAACTCCTGCTCTATCGGCAAGAATTGCTTGAGGATAATCATAAGCAGTAACTAATACAGTTTTTATTCCATTTGCCTTATTCGTATTAAGAGTTAAAATTGTTTTCTTTGTTTTGCTATCTGCTGGCATAATAAATCTCCTTATAGGGGGTTAATAATCATTTCACTTTTAAATTCTTCTTCACTAAGAAATGGAAACATATTTTCTAGTGGTTGAGATACTAATTTTCCATCTTTATTTATCTTAGCTGATGAGGACGGAACCATATCTTGCTTGAATGGACATATTACTTCTACGAGAACATATCCATCATAATTTAATATTTTTTCTAATTTATAATCAAGATCTTCTGAAGTTGCTAATTTATAATATGGAATATTATATGCATAAGCTATTTTTTCAATTTCTGGAAATGAAAGACCAGAATTTTTATCTGTTCCATAATACCGACTTTCAAAAAATTTATCCATTGTATTACGAATAGAGAGATAACCTCCATTATTCAATACAAATATTTTTACTGGCAAGTTAAAATTTACAATTGTTTGTAATTCTTGAATATTCATTTGAAATGAACCATCACCAGTAATAGCTATTATATTTTTTCTTTCAGATGCTATAGCTGCTCCTATCGCTGCTGGTAAAGAAAATCCCATATCAGCTTGTGCTCCAGATGTAATATACCTCTGCTTATCGGTAATTTTTAAACATTGAGAGGTAGCATAATATGCTGATCCAGCATCACTAATAGTGATTGCATCTATTTTATTTTTTTCTGAAAGTTTTTCGACAAAATTGTAAATATTAATACCATTAGAAGTATCTTTGTATTCGTCCTTAAATACTGGCCATTTATTTCTCCAAGAAATACATTTATCAATCCATAATTGATCTGTTTTATAATTTATATTTTGTACTTCTCCTAAAAAATACTTTACATCAGCATTTATTTCAGCATCTATTTTTATTGTATTTTTTTTATGTTCGTGCTTATCTATATCTACAACAATTATTTTTGCTTCTCTTGCAAATGTCTCATATCTAAACCCAGTAATAGAGACACCTAAGCTACTACCTATAGAAATAACGAGATCACTATTTTGTACTGCAAAATTTCCAGCACGATCTCCTTTTGTCCCTAGTCTACCGACATATAAAGGATGATTAGATGGTAAAAAATCTATAGCTAGATAAGTAAATGCTATTGGTAAATTATATTTTTCAATAAAACGAATAAATTCGTTTTTTGCTCCAGAAAGATGTATGCCGTAACCAGCAATAACAATTGGACGCTTTGCTTCTTTTAAGTATTTTTCAAATATAGAACAATCAATTGATTGATCTGGAGTTTCTTGAGAAAAATGAATAAGATTTTCCTCTTCAATAAAACTTCCTTGAATATCCATAGGAACATCTAACCAGACAGGTCCTGGTCTTCCACTCTCACACAGATAAAATGCTTTTTCTAAATGATATGCAATAGTATTTGGATCCGTGACCATAAATGCATATTTTGTAATTGGTTTAACAATATCTACAATATTTGCTTCCTGAACACCAAATTTTCTAAGAGGAATATTTAATCCGTGCGTTGTTTCTTTTTTATTTACATTTCCAGAAATAAACACTACTTTATTACTATCCTGCCAAGCATCTAATAATCCAGTTATAGTATTAGTGCCACCACAACCAGTTGTTGGCATTACAACAGATATCTCATTATTAAATTTAGAATATCCTACTGCTGCCATAGCACATGCTTGTTCATGATGATTAAATATACCTTTTATGGATTTACTTTTAGCTAATCCGTCATTTAGAAACATAGCACCGCCTCCAGTTACCATAAAAACGTGACGTATGCCCTTTTTTTCTAAAAAATTAGAGATATAATCTGCAACTTTTACCATATAAATTTATTATTGTAATAATCTACAATAACCTTTAATTCTTGATCGAAAATCTTCGTCGGTTTCCAACCAAGTGATCTTAATTTGGAATCGTCAAGAGCATATCTTACATCTTGTCCTGGTCTATTACAAGAAAAATCAATATACTTTTCTGTATCTGAAACATCCAAGTTATGAGCAGTCAAAATCTTTTTAACCGTTTCTATATTTGTCTGTTCAAAACCTCCACAGATATTGTAGATTTGATTTTTAACATTAGCTTCAATTATTGCTATAATTCCTGTAGCAGTATCTTCGGCATGTAACCAATTTCTAATCGGTGTTCCATTGTTATGTAAAGGAATCTTTCTACCGAGCTTCAAATACTTACATGTCTTGGGAATCAATTTTTCCACATATTGCCCAACACCATAGTTATTTGTGGGACGAACAATGACATATGGAATGCCATATGTTCTATTCCAAGCCATAATTAACATGTCTGCGGCAGCTTTAGTAGCAGAATATGGATTAGATGGCTTAAGAATATCAGTTTCCTTGTGCGAATCACCAACTATATCTCCATACACTTCGTCAGTGCTGAAATGCAAGAAGACTGGTATTTTACCATTTTCCTGTCTATAATTTTTAATGAGCTTTAGAAGATTATGAACTCCGTCAATATTAGACTTAACAAAATCATCGCTATTAGCAATTGAGTTTCCTACATGTGTTTCCGCAGCAGTATTGATGATATAGTCGCAATCATACAAAAATGTTAGTTCATTTATATCACAATGAACAAAAGAAAAGTTCTTGTGCTCTTGAAATTCTTTCAATAAGATTTTGTTAGCGGCATAGGTCATCTTATCCACACCCTTCACATACCAGCCCTTTTCAAGGCATAAGCGTGTGATGTATGAACCGATAAATCCTAAACAGCCAGTCACATATACTATTTTCATATCACTTGTTCTTTTCTTCTTTATAATGATTAACTAACTCTTCTACAATCTTGTCTATGTCTTTAGACAACTTAAAACCGTAGCTGGTTAACTTTGCAGTATCTAGGTAAGAATGTCTAATCTGAACTATGTCATGGAACATAGTTGGATTTATGTGAACTATTCTAGAAGATGACTTGGAATAATCAATAGCCTTGTTGATTATATCCAAGAACTTATATGGCTTTCCGCTACCTATGTTGATGACTTCGTTGACATTACCTTTACTCATGCAGAACTTAAGAGCAGAGCATGCATCTTCAACGCCAATATAGTCTCTAAGAACCTCACCACCGTAATATAAGTGAACATCTCTATCGTTGACTATCTCTTTGATTAGGAACTGCAAAGCATTCTTTTTTCTAGAAATCTTGTTGTCACCAACACCTAAGACATTTGCCAGACGGAATATTCTATACTTAATGTTGTGTGTTTGACAGAAAGAAATTAGAAGCTGTTCAGCACAGTACTTTGTAATAGAATAAAAACCAGTTGGATTGCACTTAGAGTGATCTTCTCTAAATGGCATTTCGTAGTTCTTTCCATAAACAAACCAAGAACTTATGAAATTAAAAGTAACATCGCTGTTCTTAGGAATGTTTTCTAGAACATTCATCAGTATAGTTAAATTAGTATCGATATCGACATGAATATCTTCATGAACATTGTAATTATCTACAGTGCTTATAAAATACAAAATATTGTTTGATTTTGGGACATAATCATTTCGATCAATCTTTATAACATCATTTGAATAAAGTTTGCAAAAATTAGATCCTATGAAACCAGATCCACCAAATACTGAAATTTTATTATTATCATTCATTAATATTATTACTCCATAATAATCACAATCAAATTTCTATTGTGTCTAATAATTTACATTTTTCTTGAAATTGGTGATAAAAACCATCATGAACAGCCACACCTTCTGGGTTTCCTCTTCCATGAAATCCAAAACAATTATTTAAGTTAAATTCACATTCTGGTATTCTTGATTCTAAAGAAAATTTCATAGCAACTTCTACTGGAGCATATTTGCAGTTATTGGCTATAAAAAAGTCATAATACATGTTGGTTAGTTCACCGTCATCACAGAATCCCAAGAACTTTAATTTCTTTGTGAGTTGAATAAATTTATTGCTCTTCAATACAAATCCGCCATTTCCCACTCTAATTCTCCGTCCTTCCCACTTCCAAGGAGCACCGATATAATCATATTTTAAAAACTCATCTCTCCATAAATGGGGATTTATAACAAATCCATCATCATGAATTCCTAAATAATATTCAGTTTTAATTATATCAGGCAAATCTTTATATGTAAATAAAGATCCTTCTTTATATGTTGTATATTTTGTTTCTATAAATGTTATATTACTTGGTAATTTTTCTGGTTTTTTATTACTAACTAAAATAAGTTCTGCAAAATCAATATCTTTAGAGCTATATAAAAGTGCTTTTACACTTTGAATAGGATCAACACAATTATACGATAAAAGAGTTATGTTTTTAAGCTGAAGTTTATTCATATAAATCTACTAAAATGCGTTTTAATTAAATTTATTCTTTCAGTATTACCTATTCCAGTCAAGTGAACTAAAAATGAATCATTGCACCATGGAAATTTTGGTTCTGGTCTATCGGATCCCCAAATACTTCCTAAAATATTTTTTTCGGGAATAGAATTCAAATACTTATGATCTAATACTTTGATATTCTTACCAAGAGGGGTAGAATTCAGAATCATATTCATAGTAGTCTGTTCCTGACCCCAATATTTTTTATCTTTCACATGTTTACCAACGCTTAAAAAAGCTTTAAACATTTGTTCTGTACTTGGTACATTTTTAATTATAAAATTTCCAGTGCTAAATGTTGATTTACCAGTCCAATCCCATGATGCATAAAAACAATGATCATTATCTAATTCAAAATCATCTATAGAATAATTATCATTTGTAATGATGGAATCTGCATCAACCCACATTACAATATCGTAATGCTTAAGCATATCAAATGTTCTTAATTCTCTCAAGAATCCAATTTCTGTATTTGTAAATACATTATTTTGATCTGTACCAAATGATCTTAAAGCTAAGATATCATATCCATGCTTTTTTGCATATTTTATTTTTGATGGTAAAGTTAAATCAAATACTTCTTCCATAGTAGAATCTGTTTCATTTGGGTTTCTTACTATGTCAGTCGTTCCAGTCAATATTAAAACTCGTTTATTCATATAGCATCATTAAAAAAGTAATCTGCCACGCTTTCAATATAATCCAGCTGCACATCTGTTATAACTGGACTTGTTCCCAAGAAGAAAGTATCAGTTGTGACCTTTCTTGCATTTGGGTAATTATGTATGACCTCAAACTCATTCATTAAACCAAAATAAGCTGGCTGGAGCATGATATTTCCGGCAAAGTATGGCCGGGTTTGAATCTTATTTTCTTCAAAGTATTCTACAATATACTTTCGTCTGAAAGGAGCATCGTCACGAATAGTAATTGCAAAAGCAAACCAACTAGGATCAGATCCATCAGTTGCCTTTGGCAGCATCAGCATATCTTCATACTTTGAGAAGATTTTGTGTAGCCTTGCGTGATTGTGCTTTCTCTTCTGGATTATCTGAGGAAGCTTCTTAAGCTGTACTAGACCCATGGCAGCTTGCTGTTCTGTTGGCTTTAGGTTGTATCCGATCTCATCATAGACATACTTGTGATCGAAGATCTCGTCTGGGAGTGCAGGAAGCCAATTAGAGAACCGCTTCTTGCAGGAGCCGTTCTTGAGAAGATTAGCCTTCTTACCGACACAATAGCACCCTCTACCCCATTCACGGAAGCTTCTGGTAACGATCTCTTGCTGGTGTGTATTACAGGCTACAAAGCCTCCTTCGCCCATTGTGATATGATGGGCTGGATAGAACGAGCAGCTAGCAAGCTCCCCAAAGGAACCAAGAGGCTTGTTCCTATAGGTAGAACCAAGAGCATCGCAGCAATCTTCCAGAAGGATTAGATCATACTTCTTTACAATTTCCATAAGCCTATCCATGGTTGGAGGATTGCCTAGAACATGTGCAAAGGTGATGATCTTGCAGCCTTGCTTGGCCTTTTCCTCTACCTGATCTAGATTTAGATTTAGAGTATCAAGATCAATATCAACGAAAACAGGATCAAATCCTACCTGAAAGATGGGATTGATTGTCGTTGGAAATCCGGCAATTGGAGTGATTACCTTGGTTCCCTTTGGAAAGTTATACAATCTTTTTGATGTCATAGCAGACATCATGATGAGATTTGAACTACTACCACTGTTAGTCAGAATTCCATATTCCTTTCCCATGAGTCTAGGAAAGATCTGCTCAAAGCGAATGCCGCTTTCTCCTAAAGCAAGCCAACCATTAAGCAGAGACTTAGTGACTTCAACATATTCCTCTGCTGAAAAATAAGATCCGGCATATTGAACCCAATCTTGTCCAGCAACCCATATCTTATTCTGGTTCTTTTCGTTGATGTATTCTTCGATAGCTTTTAAGATATTTTCCATAATTAGTTGTCATTAAGAAATTCAAGATTAGAATTTGATTTTAAAGTTATATCACAGAAATTGTAATTATACAAAAAATTTCCAGAATGTATAGATGATTCTTTAGCAGTTTCTTCAAGAGTAAAATAATTTTTTATATCTTCTGGACATGTCAAAATTAAATTCGGAATTCTTGTAAATAAATTATCAATTGGTCCATCATACCCATTTAAATTTATATAATCGCAAAACTTTTTTGCTCCAGTTTTTGTAATTATATACGATGTAGTTCCTTCGCATATAATAGGAATATGTTTGTTTATGTGTTTGACTTTAGGATAAGAATCAAAATTTGGAAGTGTATCAACAATTACTTGCTTATTCTGAAAATGAGCTGTTATTGATTGTAAATACAATAAATCTATTTTTGAATAATCAAATTTATTTAAATTTTCTACTTTAAAATTTATAGATGGTTTGCAATCGTCCTCACAAATAAGATATGCTTCATTTTTATCATCATTAATAAGTTCATTGTATATTTTGTAATGTGATAAAAGACATCCTATTTCTCCAAATCGAATCCAATTTCTATTTGTATATTTTATTAGTTGAGAAAAATTAAAATGAAAAAAAGTATTATTAAAAATAAATCCACATTTATTTTTATCAAATTTAATATCATTTAAATTTACTCCTGTAGAAAAATCAAATTTTATATTTTTATCAGCAAAAGTCTGACTAATAGTTTTTTGTCTATCTGTAGCGGAAGGTAAAGATATTATTTTTGTTTTCATTTTATAGTGTTGTAAATAGTAAATTTCATATCAGACCATTTAAAATTGTTAATTTGTTCTTGCTTCCTTAAGGAAATCATAGGATTTCCAAATTTTTCATATATTTTAGACTCAGTTCCTCCAACTGGTCTTCTGTGGAAAAAATCAACACAATCTATTATACCAATATTTCCACCAAATATAGTTCTTCCAAAATTATCATGATATTTTTTAGTCCAAGCTCCTTCTAAACCCCAACCAGTACCAGTTGGGCAATTATTTATATCTTCAATTGCTTTCTTTAAATATCGTTTACTAAAACATGGTATCATTATTTCAACCATATTTGTCGTGCGATAATAACCATCTTTTTTCAAAGTTTCTGGATAAGAAAAAGTACTACCATTTCCTAATCCTGGTTGAGCTAAATCAAAATTTTCTTTAGAAACTATATCAAAAAACAAATTGATATTTTCTGGAGTAGTTTCTATGTCATCATCCATCATCATTACATAATCATATTTGTCTATTAAGAGAATATCAGATTTATATAATTCCGATATCATTTTCCATTTCATTCCAATTTTATTTACTATTTTTTTAGCACTTTTACTAGTAATATCATTGAAAACGTGTGTAGAATCATAATTTAAAATAATTAAATCAAAATTTACTTCAGATAAATCATTATTCCATTTAATATGTTCTGATTTTTTTCCAGCTGGTATTATTAATAAGTTTTTATTCATAATAAAATTTTTTCTTTTATATTAGTTTTTATATTTTCTATTATATCATAAAACGATGTTTTAAACAAAGATTGTTTTTGAAAAGATTCGTATAAATCTTTATTTTGATCTATCAAAGAAATATACTCTAAAAATTCTTTTGGATCCGACCAATCTAAAACATTTATAAATGATTTTTCATTAAAATCATTTTTGCAAAAATAATTTCCCCAATATATTGGAATACATCCACATAATTTTGCTTGAAATAGCTTTTCCGTAATATATCCTAACTTATTAGTATTTTCAAATGCCATACAAAATTTAAAGTTAGATATAAAATTATATTTTTTTATTATTTTTCTTTCTGTATCTCCGTTACCAAAAGGAATTCCAAATCCGGTTATTGGTTTATACGAAGACAATAAATTAAAATAATCTATTCTATTTTGTTTTATAGCAGAGAAAGGAGCAACGCAAAAATTTTTCTTTTCTGTTCTTAACCATCTATTATTATCAATTTCTTTCAATCCTATTGGAAAATTTTCATCCGTCGAATAATCTTGATTGTGATTTATATACAATAACCAAAGAGGAAATCTTATATTATTATTGATACTAGGATCAAAAGAAAAAACATAATCATATTTTAAAAAATCTATATTATTTGGTTCTCCAGTATAATAAATACATTTTTGTTTTTGTACATCTATTTTATTTTGTATATTTACATCTGCACTTAAAATTAAATTTGCATTTTCTTTATTTGTTAATAAACAATCTGGATATATTTCTTTAAATAATTTTACAAATAAATTATTTTTATAATCAAAATCATTCCAAAAATCACATATATGTAATTTAATCATTGTTTATATTTTCAAATATACAATCGTCTGCTATTTTAAGCTGCATAACTTTATCAAAATTAGTCTTTACACTTTCTAATTTTGATTTATATGTTTCCTCTGAGATAATACTAAGATCTATTTTTTCTTCTATAAAAATTATACCATCTTCATCAAAGTCTTCACATATAGATTTATCTCCAAAATAAATTGGAATAGTCCCTGTAGCAAAACAATCTGTAACTTTTTCTGTGTAATATTTTGGGTATTTTGCATTTTCTATAACTACAGAAAACATGTAGCTGCTCAATCCATCAATCTTATCTTCAAGATAATTATAGTCTCTGCCAAAAATATGATCTTTAAATATAGGATGAGTTGATAGCTTTTGAAATAACTCTAGTCTCAACTTATGTCCAGAGGTTGAACTTTTAAAACTAGTTATGTAAGAACATAAGTTTTTCTTTTCGTATATTCTTGGCTTTGTTATCCACGGAACATTAGATGATGGAGGATTATAAGAAAAAAAAGATGGATCCTTTTCTATTAATCTTCTATCATTAGTAAAAATTTTCTTATAGTATTTCTTAAGACCATCAATATTAGAAGATGCAATCGTAAGTAAATTAGGTATTATTTCTGATGATTCTCCTAGCCATCCATATCTTGGTCCAGAATAACCATCTTTTAATCTACCAAAAATGCTATCATCAAAGTAAACAACTGGAGAAGCATCTTTTGGATATTGATTAAATATCCAAACGAATTTTTTTGGATGATATTTTAAACATGAACCACCCGTAAATGCATTTGTTATAATATGCAGGCTATTCACACTAAAACCATATCTTTTCTATAGATGCATTCCCAATTTTGCGGACTTTGCTTAAACCATTTTCTAGGAGCTACAATCTTCTTGTCTAGATTTTCGTTTAACCATGATCCCCACCAAGAATAGCTACTATTAGAAATAATATTATGATCACACATTGACATTAATCTTAAATCAATTTCATTTGTATTATCCATTATAATGTTTGGAAGATGTTTAAAATTTCTTGAACACCATTTTTTATCATCAGTAAAAATAACAAAGAATGAATCCTTTCCGACTATTTCTACTCCAGTATTGAAGTAGTTCATATCAGAAAGAACAAATGCCTCCTGTATTAACAAATAGTCTCCTCGTCTAACATGGATAGAAACTAATGGCTTTCCGACTTTTTCTTTTAAGTTCTTTATAAACTTATAACACTTTTCTGTAAGCTCTTCCTTAAATGTGAATATCTTTCTTAAATCTATTTCACATTCTTCAACATATCTTGAATTTTGAAAATAACCAAAAAAATCTGTATTATCAGGTATGGTCTTAGTATCAAGATAATCAAAATTGTTCATTTCAATTGCTTGTTGTTTTGGTATAACACCATCTGAGTTTGTGCCTTCAAGATTAAATATCTCAGCTATTTCTGGTTTATTTTTAAAATCAAAACCTATTTCAAATCCTGTTTTCTTTCCGGCATTATAGAGAAGAGCATATTGGAACATTTGATTTCCAAGTCTTCCCCATTTTCCTAAATTTTTAAAAGTTAACATTACGATTCTCCAATGGTTTATCAGTAAGGTATTGCCACTTGTTCAAGCCAGCAGCTTCGTCGCTTTGATAGAAGAATGGCTTGTTTGGCGTAAGAACCGTAGCTCTTTCCTGAAGTGAAGCCGTTGCAATATCAATAGGCTTCTTAAAGCGGTAAACGATCAATTTACCAAAGGACAGAACATCCTTTCTGTATTCTTCAGTTAGATACAAAACTGCATGAAGGGCCAATATTCCACCTATCTTGAGGTAACCTTCGTTATATCTACGAGTGATATAGTTACGATTGCCAGTAGAAACGCCAAGATAAACAGCATCAGTTTCATCTGGAATTTCAATATTTGGACAAAAATCTTCTGAAACTCCAACATCATCTTCAAAAAGAATAAATGGAGTTTTTATTTCCTGGTTTCCAAGAACCTTAAACATCGATTCAGCTACACCGACATAATGCTTTTCTGATTCTGGAGTTCCTAGAGGAGCAGGACGAACTTCTGCATCTACTCTGTGGTGGTTTTTAAAACCAAGACCATCAAGCAGTGCTTGCATTCTATCTCTATTCTTAGTATTTGATTCTAGATTAATCCAATACGCTGGTATTTCACGAAGATCTATGTTCATAATTAATAAATTTGTTAGAGTATTCTAAAAGTTCTTGAGAATTTGTCAAGATATAATCGAAACTCGATTCTACTTCTCCAATATTCTGCAATGCAAACTCGGTCATTACAGGATCGTCTATGAAGGCCAGAGTAGTCTTATTCTTATCCTTGCTGTACAAGAATACGGCTTCGTCTATTCCTCTGCCCCAGTAGACTTCTACTGGCTTGGTAACATTTCTCTTCTTTAAAAATTTGTAAACGACTTCTTTTATATCAAGAGGCATATAATCTTCATTACAAATATACATTATTTTTTACCGATATGATATTTTTGAATTAAGGTCCAATCTTTCTTTTCCGAATGAGGAAGAATCTTTATCTGATTGATTCCCAACTGGGGTTCCTTATATCTATTCGTGTCTAGTGGCTGTATCAGACCCCATTCAGTCAAAAGTTTCACGATTACATTTCTACGGCCCAGATCATTCTCATCCATATCGCTATTGAGTCCATCAAGAACGAACATTTCCTTAAAATGCATAATGGCATATCTGCCTCTTTTGTGCAGAATATGGCATGATTGATACAGCTTTTTTTCTTGTTTGGAAGAAACCCCAATACGAGTAAGAGTTTCCTTTACTTTAAGAAAGTCATGTTCAGACTTTAGTTTTACTTCTACACCCAAACCTTGAAAAATATCCTCATCAATTGTACTCATAATATCTCCATACAAGGATATTTATTAAATTTTGAATGTTTGGGTGTGTTTTAGGATTTCCTGTTTTTGATCTTCGGTAAGGAGTCTTTCATATTCTGTAGCCTTACGGTAAGAAATACTATAATACTTGATTATGGCATCGATAACATCACTCTTGTCCTTCTTGACCCATCCGCTGAACCGCTTTCGCTTGCGAATAGACCCCTTGAGGTAGTCGTACTGCATTCTCTTATCCAAAAATGGGTACTTGTTCATCTCATTGGCATAGGCCACGGTATCCATGAAGTAGGAAAGAGATTTGTTAACTATAAAAGGAACATAATCCTTGCCCTGTGGGTCAAGAATATCTTCCTTCGTATAGTTGATGGATTCTAGTACCTTACCAAGATTCATTGCTTGATTCCCTTATCAAGAACACAACAAATCCCACAAATAGGACATCTGCAATTTGCGAGATTATCTTTCTTCCACTTGAATCTTTTTAATAGTGGAGAAACCATACCAATATACTTTTTGTCAATGTAAGTAGACATATAATTTTATTATATCCAA